ACAAGATTAAAATTATAACAATATAATCCATCACTTGCTCCACCATTATTTCTAGCATATTTTTCTACATATTCAAATACTTCACTCGGAAATTGATTTTCTCGATATTTTCCATTTAATTGTAGTGCCCAGTCTATCAAAATATTTTTATGATTTTCAGGTGAATAATATCCACTAACATAAAAGTTTTCATTTCTATAATATGATCTAAATAATTGAATTGTAGTATATTCGCTGATTAATTTACTTGATTCTATTGTAGTGTCATCATTTAATAAATATACCTGGGTTTCAGTTGTTGAAGATAATATTTCTTTAATAATATATTCAGAATTATCTATTTTAATTTTATCACCCTCTAAAATTATATTAACTGGTAATAAATTAGCTATAATATTTGGTTTTGATATAATTAATAAATCATTTTGTAACATTATTGTATGGTTACCAATATATCCAAGGTCAATCAAGTCAATAGCCTCATTATATGAGTCATTATTTGATATATCTATATAATTATGCAAATGTTTTACATTAGATGGAATATTTTTATATTCCCAATTTGAATAATTAGACCATTCATTTCTTTCATTTATATCGCTTCGTTGTAAAAACCACATCCAGTTTGATACTAAACCTAAACTTTTAAGATTTATTTTTCTAGAACCAATTATATTATTATATGTATTATGATATATTTGTTTTACTAAATATTTTTGTTCTTTTTTAGCAAATACTCTTGCTTCTTCATCTGATAAAAAACACCATGTAGTTAATAGATGAACATCAGCAAACCAATTTGTTCTTTTATCAGAATAATTTTCATTAAGTAATTTAACATCTGGTGGAGTTTGTAAAAATCTATAAAAAAAATAATCAGGGTCAGAAAAATTAGGCTTAATATATTTTCCTAAATTGTTATTATCTGATACATTTTTAACAACAAATAGTTCTGATATTGGTCGAAGTGTTACTTCAATAAAAAATTCAGAATATTGCAAACTAATTATTGGAAATGCCATCTTTGATGCTAAAGTAAACCATATATTTAATGGTATGTATAATTTTCTTGATCGTATAGATGGTTCTGACCCCAAAGTAGTATATAAACTAGTATTTGTATATTTAGCGTTTGGATATGTATTGATGTTATTATTTGAATTTGCTGGATCATTTAATTCAGATATATTTCCAGTCATTTTATCATATAAATCACGTTTATCTATATTGAAATCGCGCTGCATCATATTATAAAGATATTGACCCGTAAATTCTTGAATAACTTGTCCACCAACAATAAATCTTACATTTTTTATTAATTGTGAACCGATGTTTTCAATCCATTTAAATTCATATGGAGCAAATTTAATAAATTCATTATTTTCATTATATATTGGTTTAACCGGACTCCAAATATGTGGTAATGTAAAAGCAAGGTAAGTGTCCATTAGCAAATCAGCATGCCGTGGCACTTTAAATGTAAATATAGAATCTTCGGTTAAACGCAATGTTCTTTGTCCATTAAAATCTAATCTAAATTTTTGTAATCCAAAATTAGTATATTTAGAATAAGTTGTTTTAAAAAAAGTTTTTGATGGATTACCATTTAATATAATATTTTGATTCCCTACGGATATTAGATTTAGTAACCCCCCAGGCATATTAGTATATTATTATATTAATATAATAACTTTAATTAATTTATAATACTTATTAATTTATAATAACTTTAATTAATTTATATACTTATTATTTTAATATAATTAATTTATATACTTATTATTTATAATGATTAATACATCAAACATATTTAATTCTGTTTCAAATAATGTTTCAACCACAGTTTCAAACACATTTAATTCACTTAAAACTAAAGTTAAAGCGAAATTCGATGACTCTATAAATAATGTAGATAATTTTTCAGAGTTAGTAATATATTTTACGTGTTTTATAATTATATTATTAATAGTAGTATGGGTGTTAAATATATACACCTTAGATAGTAGAAATTGTAGTTATATGAACCAATTATATATAAATTTTCCAATATTAAGAAATATAGAAGATTCAATGATTACTCCAAATAAAAATGATCATGAATCGTTAAATAATTACGGACATAGATTATATGATTATTATATTAAAACAGCATATAATTGTTGCAATGCTGGAAACTATAAAAATGATTTTGTAAATTTATGTGCTTTAAGAAATTGTATAAAACAAGGAGTTAGATGTCTTGATATGCAAATATATTCACTAAATGATCAACCGGTTGTAGCAACAGCTTCGTTTGATGATAATACAACAAAAGAAACATATAATAGCCTACCATTATCAACCGTATTAAATACAATATATGAGCATGGGTTTAATAAATTATTTTGTCCTAATTGGAAAGACCCATTAATTATACATTTTAGAATAATGAGCAATAATAAAATTATATATAATAAAATTGCAAAATTATTAAAACAAAATTTAAAAGATAAATTACTTGACTCAAAATATAGCTATGAAAATCGTAACACTAATTTGGGAAAAGAAAATTTATTAAATTTTAATAATAAAATTATTATCGCATTAGATAGATCAAATAAAACCTTTATAGATACTAAACTACATGAATTTATTAATATTTCAAGTAATTCATATTTTATGCGGTTACTTAGATATACTAATGGTGTTAAATTAACCCCCGATATGAATGAATTAATTGAATATAATAAAACGAATTTATCATTATGTTTACCTGACTTAAGTAGCAAAATACTTAATCCAAGTTTTGATGTTTCAAAGCAATATGGGGTTCATCTTACAGCTATGTCATTTCAAAACAATGACGATAATTTAAAAATATATAACAAACATTTTAGTGAACTTAATCATGCGTTTATTTTAAAACCATTAAGTTTAAGACATATTCCGGAAACTGTTTCTGTTGAAACGGTTTCTCCAGAACTATATTTATCAAGCGATAGAGGTATAGCTATTCCAGTTGGTCTAGGTAAACCGGTAGATGTTGTTGTATAAATTTACATATATTATTACATTTCTTTTATTAATAATATATATATAAATGTATAATGAAAGTAAACTAAATGAAAAAGAATTAGACATTTTAAGAAATGCGGTTGATAAAGCTGAAAAAATTACAGGGAAACAGTTAGTTAAATCTAAAAATATTAAAAAAATTATTAGTTTAGTGGAAAATTTTATTAAAACAAAACAACTAATTTGCTATGGCGGCACAGCTATTAATAATATATTGCCAAAAAAAGAACAGTTTTATAATTTAGATATAGAATTACCCGATTACGATTTTTTTTCCACAAATGCTCTAACCGATGCAAAAGAATTAGCAGATTTATATTACAAGTTTGGTTATACAGAAGTAGAAGCAAAAGCAGGAATACACGACGGAACATATAAAGTATTTGTTAATTTTATACCCGTTGCCGATATAACTCAATTAAATTTAGAAATATTCAATGCTTTAAAAAAACAAGCAATTAAAATCAACAATATTTTATACACACCTCCCGATTTTTTAAGAATGTCAATGTATTTAGAATTATCGAGACCAAATGGCGATATTAGTAGATGGGAAAAAGTATTAAAACGTTTATTTTTATTAAATAAACATTATCCAATGCATAATCCAAAATGTAGCGATATAAAGTTTATGAGGGATTTTCAAGGCGAAAAAAAAGAAGCAAATAAACTAATATATTTAATTAAAAAAACCCTAGTAAATGAGGGAGTTGTATTTTTTGGAGCATATGCTACCTCATTATATAACTATTATAATAAAACTTCACATTTTGATAAAAAATCCCCCGATTTTGATGTATTATCTGAAACACCGAAGGATACAGCTATTATATTAAAAGACAAATTAGAAGCTAATGGATACAATAATATTAAAATATATAAAAAACCAGGAATAGGTGAAGTTATTGCCCCTCATTATGAAGTAGTATATGGAAATGATACAATTGTATATATATATAATCCATTAGCATGCCATAGTTATAATATAATTAAATTAAATAATTTAAATATTAAGGTTGCTACAATTGATACAATTATGAGTTTTTATTTAGCATTTTTATTTTCTAACAGAAAATATTATGATCACAATAGAATTTATTGCATGGCACAATTTTTATTTAACACCCAAAAATATAATAGATTAACTCAAAAGGGATTATTAAAGAGATTTACTTTAAAATGTTATGGTAAACAAAAAACTATGGAAGATATTAAAAAATTTAAATCACAAAAATTTAAAGAATTACAAAAGTTAGCAAAAAATAATATTGAGTATGAAAAATATTTTTTAAAATATGTACCAGATAATAATAAAAAAAAACTAACAAAAAAAGCGGCAACTTTACCTATAAAAAATACACGAAAAAAAAATAAAAATAAAATCAAAAAAGCAAAAACAGTATCGTTAACTAAAAAAAATAAATAACATACGCATTATATTTATTTATTTATTTATTTATTTATTTATTTATTTATTATTATTATTATTATTATTATTATTATTATTATTATTATTATTATATTTTTCATAATAAGAAATTTGATCAAATATATATTTTATACTAGTATTCATATTAGGAACATGATAATTTTGAGAGATATAAACACCCATTACTAATCCAGAAAAAAAATGTATAACTTTAGACATAAATTTTTTTTCTTTATATATTATATACGTATTTATTTTAAACGTATATAATATGCAAATTAATTTTGCATAATTTTTTTATTTAAAATTTATTTACTCTTTTTTTTGTCAATTTTTTTCTTCTAGCAGTTTTTAATTGGTTGTTTGTTAATTCGGATAGTGTTTTTGGTGTTTTTTTTGTTATTCTTTTTGTAGGTCTATATATATCGCTTTTAAATTTATAACCAATCTCTAATCGTTGATTTAACCATTTTTCTTTAAACCATCGTGCTAATCCTGTTTTCATAGATTTAATACCTTTATATGGTCTTTTATTTTTATTCAACACGTTGAATTGCTTTTTATATGTTTTAACTATTAATCCGCTTCTATACGCGCTATGAGCTGGATATTTTACATATATATCTTTTTTTATTTTATTATATAGTTTTTGGTCAGTAGGTATCATTTTATAATATATTCTATTATAATATATTCTTAATAAATATAAACAATCACACGCATAGCATATTATAAATACAAACACGCATAGCATATTATAAATACAAACACGCATAGCATATTATAAATACAAACACATATAGCATATTATAAATACATATACACAAAGTTACGTATAATTAAATACGTAAAAAATATGTTACAATATTTAATGAATATTTTAAAAAATATTGTAATAATGTTTTAGATAATTTCAAAATCGCTTATTTCATCGTCACTATTATTTTTATTATAATCGGAGGACATATTATCTTTTGGTAACTCATTGAGTAACTCGTTAGGTAACTCATTAAGTAACTCGTTAGGTAATTCAGCAATGTCTATTGTCAATTTATTATTTACATTTATATCATTATCGGATATATCATTATCAGATATATTATTATCAGATATATTATTATCAGATATATTATTATCAGATATATCATCAATTGATACATCGAATTTTTTTGATGTTATATCAAAAAAATTTATTGCAAAAAGTCTATTGATAGTTACTCTAATATTTTTAGAATTAAAACAATGATTATTAAACAATTTACATCCAAAACAATTTTCACCACTATAATATATATATAAAAACCCATCATTATCTTTATTTTCTTTGTATAATGTTGCCATGTCGCAAGAAATTATTGGTATTTTATTATTAATAAAACAAAAGATAGCCTGCTCTTTTGTAATATTTAATCTTTTTCTTAAAACTATTATAAATTGACCTAATGTTATATTATTTGGAACAAGATATTTTTTTTTATCAAGCAACTCAATATTATTACCAGTAAGTTCACATATTACAGGTATCCTATCAGGATATTTATTTATAATTTTTGTAGATTCATTTAAACGATGTTCAAATGTATATTGTTTTTTATAATCTAAATTAATCATATAATTACAAATATATTTTTATTTAAATAATTATTACTATATACTAATTGTTTTAATTACTTTATTTAACAAATAAAATACTAAACTAAACATAACACTTGAAATAAGATAACCAGAAATTTTCATATTACCTGATTTAGAAAAACAGAAGGGTAGAAATTTGGCGTATATATTATCAATAAATGGAAGTTTAAATATAAAATATAGTATAGATATTAATAATGGCAAGCTAATTTCTGAATATAATTTATCTAAAAACATATCATTATCATTTTTTTCTATATTTTTTTTAATTATATCTTCGGTAGATAAGTGTTCTGTAATATAATCATTATTATCATTTTCTTGTGGTATAAAATTAGCTTTAATTTGTTCGTCCTGAGTAATATTAGATGTATTCATAGGAATGTCTCTTGATGGTAATAAGGTTGACCCAACTAAACTAGCCTGTTTTATTTGATTATTAATATCTTTTTGTAAATTAATATTATCAACTGAACTATTAGATATTGTATTATTTTGTTGATTATTCATAGATAATTGATCTTTTCTTTCTTCTATTAAATTTTGTACTGGATTTTTAATAATTTTATTTTCCGTATTATTTGTTTCTTCTTGAATTGTAGGCAAGTTATCTATACTGGTGCTCCCTAAATCAGACATTATTATTAATATAATAATAACTAATATTATTATAATAATAACGAATAAACATCAAATTACCTACTATATAAAAATTATATTAATTAGGTTCTTTTAATTTAAATTTAATAATTCTCTTTTTGGAATTACACTTTTTATTTTGTGGAGTAAATTTATAGCATTTATTATCATATTTATATGTATTGTTTTTTATTTCATCAATATTAGGTCCATAAAATTTTATACATTTTTTATTTGTACATGTGTTTCTAAATAAAGTAGACAATCCAAGACCCAATATAATGGATATAATATTTTTGCCATATGTTGTTTTTAATAACTTTAATATATTACTAAACATATATATTATATATATAATATATAATTAGTATTGTATTGGGATTTCTTTAGCTGAATTATTGCATGTAACTTCTTCGCTTTCAAAATCATAACAATTCTTTGCAAAATCGCGATACTGTATTTTATCAATATTTTCAGGCGTAGGATAGACATATACTATTTTTTTTTCATTTTTATTATAATACATGTATACTAAACCGAACGCAAAACTAAATAAAAATAAATAAATATTTATAAAATAAAAATACATCTTATTATATTATATCAAGAATAAATATCTTCTTGATATAGTGTTTCTATATTATAATTATCGGTAACTAATTTATAATTTTTATCTTTACAAGATAAATCAGAATTATTTTGACATTCAATATTGTAATAAAAATATTTTAATGTTTTTAATTCATCATTTATTTTATTTATAACATTAGTATAAATATTAACTATATTTTTTATATATTCACTATTGCTATTATCATTATATTTTTCTATATTAATTTTTATTTCATTTATTTGCATATTTAAATTTTTATTTAAAGTGCCAATTTTACTATTATTAATTGTATTATTTAAAATATTATTATATTTTTCATACAATATAAAACGTTTGTTTTCTAAATTATTATAATTTTCTTTATATGTTGAGAATAAATCTATAGCTTCATCTGTAGTTATTAGTTTTTCAATTGTATCATTTTTAATTTGT